AAGTTATATTGAACTTGATTAACTGGTGACCAATCGCCAATAGGCTTATCGGCTAATGGTACAATTTTCAAACGGTCTGTAGACCAAAAGACAAGGCTGTTTGTAATTTCAGCTATATCATTGATTACGTTTTGAGCCTTTGAGCTTTTACTGTCCGGAGGTGTACTAATTAGAATATCAGCTGCTTTACAATAAGCACGATAATTTTCTAATCCGTCGATGTTTACATCATCAATACCGATAGACTTTAACACATGCACAATATAATCGGCAGGGTTTACATCGATACCGTCGCCAGTATCTAATAGCTTCCCTCTAATTTCAAAATTAAATTGAGGTAGGCTACCTCGTTCCCCTAAATCAACAACACCGGCCATATATGCCAAGCCACTATAAGGCAATGCCTTTTCAGGGTGCTTGGATAAAACATAAGGCCACGGAGTTTGCCCATAATCGCCATTATATGCCGTCAGTTCGATTTTTTCACTCGGATAGGTGTATATCTCCTTATCTCGCCAAACCTTCCCTATACCGGCGATAGGGCCCTCGCATAAGCCAATAGCACACGCAACAGTATAGGTATAGGTTATTTCTGTATGTTTTGAACCGCCACCCTTACCAGTTCTTGTCGTACTGCGATGTTCATGAGGTGTGAAATCGTCGTAGTAAATAATATTGCCACTCAATCGTGTAGTGCCTAACACTTCAGGCACTACCTCACCATATGAAGCACTGTTGATTTGAAAATCAGCAATCATATCGGCTCGATTAGTGGTATTTTTACCGCGATTAAATAAAAATCCCATTATTTACCACCTTTCCTGAAACGATATACAGCACGCAAGCGACTTTTTCCTTTTGCGTCATAAAATAATACATCGTCAATCGATGATAGAATAACGCCCAAGTCAACGAACGCATGAATTACTAAATTGTTACCAATATAAATGGCACCGTGAGAAATACAACGTCCATATTGGTATAGTAAAAAATCACCAATACGAAGATCATCAAAAGGCACCTCGTCTGCTACCCGTTTAACATATTTCAGGTACTTTTCTTCGGAACGATGTAAATGCCATTCATTGGAATAGTTTTCTATATTGAAATCTGCAATATTCATTAGGCCACTATCAACCACCGCAGCCACCAATAAATATGAGCAGTCTACCCCTTTGCCTTTCACCATAGCGTTATTTTGATACGGAGTGCCTAGCCATTCACATGCAGCATTTGCTATACGTTCACCTGTTGTTAATTTCATCGTATTGTCTCCTTTAAAGGAACATAAGGTGTTGCCCTGTTTCGACTAAAATTATTGAATTTATTCTTACAAGTAGTCGGTGTTTTGTCGCACCCTGGATAGATATAAGCTACATCACCAATACGAGGTGATGTGTTAGTAGCACTCATATAAATAATAGTGCTATTTTTACTATCCATAATTTGCGTTGCTTGCCCTGCTAATGGTCCGCTTATCCATTCCATACCACCGGCTGTATAATAGCCGTCCTCAAACGGTATATCGATTTGCACGGTATTGGTACCAGTAACAGCCGTTACTTTTGCTTTCTTGCGATAAGCCTTAATATCGACACCGCACTCTTTCGAGTAAATACTATAAGGACATTGAGGATAATATCTTCGGTTTGGATATTCGATATTGAGCTTTTGTACAACTGACTTTGCACTAATCTTCAATATAAAGCCACCGCCCTGTGTTACTTCACAAATTCCATGGAACAGGTCTATGCACTCAATCACATTGCCGGCATCGTCAAAAAAGGCGCGGCGTAGATCAAGCGTTGCACCGTCTAAACCACCATTATGAGCAACTTCCAATACAGGCACACCACCAATTTGGTCGTTTTGACTAGCAGTAATGGTTACGCTTAATTTATCAACACTAACAGTACTGTTCGTAGCTATCTTTTCACGCGTAATAATAGGGCCATCACCTTTATAAGTGTGGCCCCCATAATTTACATCTGCATCGGTATCGGCCCAGTAATAGCTGATACCGCTTTTTAGTTTTAACTCGTACAAATCACATGACAAGAATGATTGAGATGTGCTTAAATGATTGCTTAAAATCTGTCCGACTTCCTTCATTTACTCACCTCACTGTTACCAATTTAAAAGACTTAGACTTGAATATGTCTTTATAAATAATCTCGTCTGTATAATCACCGCTGAACATAACTTTCCAATAATATGTATAGTCAGCAGTAATAATCGCAGTCGGTGCTACTGTTACCCCTTGTGCTAATCTGATTACGCCCTTATCAGATACAGCATTTATCGGTGTCCCATTAGCATATAATTTTAGGTTCTCGATATGTGCTACCGGTTCCCTGAAATCGCCATACAAGCGAACTGCTTGCCATTCAGATTGAGCCCCAGTACCTAAACGAACGCCCTTTTCCTCAAAATCTTCCGGATCTAACCAAAGAAAAGGAACTGTACCGCCTTTTACTTTTGCATAGAACCCCATGATTTGCTTATGCTCCTCTGGAGTTAATATTGCAAATTCAGTAGTAATTGTATATTGCGGATACTGCCACGTTGTCATGGTACGCACCCGACCACTCCCAGTACGCTTTATTTTAGTATCCCATTTTTGAGCCTTCGTAGACTTCCACGCAAGGGATTTGATATCCGGAAATTTAATTAAATCTGCCATGCTACCACGTCCCCTCCGTTGCTATGAATTCCCTATCTTGGTTAACTAAAAACTGTCTTAGCGAACGTCCTGCGGAGTTTTCGAGCCATGTTCCAAACGATTGAGCGTCCATAGCAGATACGTTAAACGTAATGCTACCAGCACCGCCACCATTGGCACGAGCTATACCGCCACCAATTTCGTCGTATGTACTTTCACTCAAAGGCAATACAGCTTCTTTGTATTTGCCTTCGCCAATCTCAGCATAAGTCGAGCCATAAGCCACACCACCGCTTGCCAATTTAGGCAATGATAGATTGCTACTGAATCCACTTGAGCCTGAATTAAACATACCGGAGAACGCACTTTGTGTAGCTGTTTGAGCTGCACCAGCTGCCGTGTTAGCACTCCACGCAGCCATGCCAGCGATAGCACTAGCACCAAATGTCGCCATACTAACTTGTTGAGCCAATGCAGCCCATGCCGGATATTGAGCGTTAGCCGCAGCAGTACCAGTTGCAGCCTGTTGAGCTGCCAACATTTTGCCGAATACGGCTTGTTTAATTTGTCCGGCTATCCATTGTGCTACGCTATCCGCAATAGTTTTGAGTATTGCTTTACCTAGATTTTGGAACGTTTGCATAAGCGTTGTTGTACCTTGAATAAGGCCTGAAATAGATCCTTGCAAGCTATCCATACCAGCGTTCATAGCGTCAAATAATACCTGTTGACCGTTCATGTGAGCGTCAAATGCAGCTTGTTTATACTCTTCAAGTAACGACTTTCGCAAGTCATAGTTTTGTTGCATAGCGATATATTCATCATTCAATGCAGTTTGCAATGCCTCGAAGTTTTGAGTACGCATGGCGTCTTCGATTTTATATTTTTCGTCTTGCAACTCGATTTGAAGTTGCAGTGCCTTCTTCTGATACTCTTCTTGCTTTGCTAATAACTCCGCATTTTTCATAGCCTCAAAGGAGATTTGTCCATCGCCGGTAAGTTGGAATGCAATGCCTCGTTCTTTCAACTTATCAATATAATGTTGTTGCTCCATGGCGTCCATTTTGATGAACTTATCGACCATTTCTGCATACTTATCTTCGATTGTATCGATAGCGTCGATATAATCCTTAGACAATTGAACGGACGGAGATACGCTACCAGTACTGTCTTTATCCGCAGTATTGATAGCAAATTCTTTTTGCATATCTCGAATACTTGTTTCAATAGCACGGAGTTTTGTAAATTCCTCTTGCTTAGCCTTGATACGTTTATCAGCATAAACATCGTTAAGGTTTTTAAGGTCCTCTTGATAATTCGAATTAGCGTCTTTAGATTTATCAAGTTCTTCTCGTTCTTTCTTATATTGTAATTCAATTAATTCGACTTGATTGCCTTGCATTTCTAAGAACGATTGCAAGATTTTTTCGTGAACCTCTTTGGCCTCTTTTGCAAGATCCTTTCCAGATGCACCACTGCCACCGGAACCACCTCCGCCACCAGCACCACCGGAGCCAGTATCATAACCGCCGCCACCTGCTCCACCATCGAAACCAGTATCACCACCACCTGTTACACCTTGCATGACTTGTGAGGCCATATCCTCTGCTTTATTGATAAATGCCTGTGTATCATCAGCACTGATTGTATCGACTTGTTGAATAGCAGTAAATGTAGTACCAAAGAATTTTGCGACTTTATCGCCTACGCTATTAAGTTTTGCAATTAACCAGTTAAGCCCTTCAATAATTTTATTCACACCCCAAACAGCTGTGTGCACAATAGTTGAAAATACAGAGCTTAACGTATTACCGAACCCATTAGACGCAGCAGATGCAGTCGCAAACACACCGACCAAAGTCATTATGACGGATATTAATATTCCGACTGGGTTTGCCTTCATTACAACGTTTAATACACGCTGAGCAGTAGCTGCAGCTAATGTACTACTTCTTAAAGCTAGAAATAGAGATTTAAGGACAGTTGTCCCCAAAGTCAATGCGCCTATCGATAAGATAGTACCTTGAATGGCTACTTTAACAACAGTCATTGCTAACGCATATGCCCTGGTTGCAATCGCAGAGGCTACTTGTGCCGTTTTCAACGCTACGGTTTTTACAGTCAATGCAGCAGTTTGAGCGCTACATAATGCGACTGTCGCTTTATAAGTAATAAATGCAGTGGTAACACCTACAATGGCAGTGGCAACCCCTGGCATGGCGGTTCTAAACAGGTTCGCAAAGCTCGTAACAATATTCTTAGCTGTACCAATTACAACCGATAACGCACTAAATGCACCCCTTACAGTAATAATGGCTGCTTGTGCAGCAGTACCAACCAAACGAAAGGCAATAGATAACCCAGCAAGTGCATCGTTTAATACACCTGAACTTGTCATGTTGCTTATTTCTTCCATAGCCGGTTGGAATGCAGCTATTAATTCATTCTGAACTTGCGTTCCTATATCTTGGAATGTCATAGGAATTTCTGCAAACTTAGCGTTTGTTTCTTCTGCACTATTGAATAAGGCTTCCTTGATAATGTCCGCAGTAATAAGCCCTTGCGAGCTCATTTCCTTCAATTGACCTACCGTCAAGCCCATTTCACTGGCAATAGATTGTGCCAACATCGGAGCGTTTTCCATAATTGAGTGGAATTCGTCACCTTGTAGCTTACCAGCTGCCATTGCTTGCGTTAACTGGTACATAGCTGATGTTGTTTCTTCAACGCTAGCACCTGAGATTTTGAATTGCTTATTTAACTGTTCAACAAAGTATATAGCCTCATCATTTGAGCTGAAAGCGTCTTTTGCAAGCATATTCAACTTAGCAACACTATCGGCCATATCTAAATAGCTACCACGAGAACGGTTAGCCGCACTATAAATCTTGTCCATAATTTCAGCAGTAGACTGACTGCCGTCATTAATTAGATTGATACGTGCCCTAATCTGTGTAAGTTGGTCGGTGGTTTGAACAGCACTAACTGCCATATCTTTCATGGCTCGCCCTGCAGCTTCAATACCTATTGCCGCAGCACCAAATGCAGCACCACTTTTTGCAGCGTTCATGATACTAGGAATTTCTATACCGAAGATCTTCTGCGCTTTGCTTTTAACAGCCTCCATCGAAGCAGTAACGTCTTTTCCTAGTGCATTTTCCGCTTTCTTAGCCACCCTATCAAGTGCTTGCTCGGCACCACTAGATGAACCGACTATGCGTACATTGATTTGTGAATCTGCCATTTCTTATATCTCACCTCCCGCCTGTCTAAATTCTTCCATGAATAACTTTTCTTCCGTTTTGCGTTGTGCCAACGTAATAGGGTGTAATTGCTTCATGATGTCCTCGACTTTTAACCGCTTATTGCCAGCAATATGAACGTTTGTCATTATGCACGTAAAATAAGCCTGTCTACGGTCCTCAATCTCCATTCGCAATTCGTACCCTTCCACCAGTTTGTAATATTCCATAGGGCTTAGTTTCATAAACTCCCAAGGCTTCAAATTGAGTGGACCATACGCCGTACGCTCGGCCTTTGTTATCCATAAATTAAAAGAGGGGGCCGTATAGCCCCCTTCTAGTTTTTTGCTTCTACTGCCTCTGCTTCTACTTCAGATTGTGCTTTTTCGTCAGCTTCTTCAGGAAATAATGCATAGTACGCAGCCTTACCAAAGACACCGCTACCAATTAACGCTTGAACGATTAATTCTACTAGGTCGCTATATTGAACCGTGCCTTCATCAAACAATTCTTGTAATTTATCTTGGTAATAGATATAATCACGCTTTTTGCCGTGTTGTTTCATACCAACAACGAATGCAGTAATAAGCTGATTAAATGTCATTGTGCCACTTTGTACAGCTTTAAAAATAGGTTCGCCCCATAGCTGTTCAAGTTCAGCAATTCGACCAATCGTAAAGTAAATTGTTTCGCCAGTATTAAATACATCACATGTGATTTTTTTCATGAGTGCGCACTCCTTAAATTAACTATAAATTATGGTTGTTTTAATTCGGACAATGGACCTACGCCATTTAAACTGCCTTTATACGTTGCCACATCGTCATGTGGTGTGTTCATAGACAATTCTGTAATGGAGCAAATACCTGTCATATAGGCTTTGTTAGGATATTCAATCTTAATGTTGATAAGATCATCGTTCAAGAACGCTTGGTCTAACAATTGCAATGATTCTTCGTTAGGCATAAGCAATGTTTCAAGGTCGATGGACCACTCTTTAAGGCCTGGGATTGTAGCCTTCCAACCCTTAGTGCCTTTATGAGATGCGTCGATGCTATCCGCTTTACGAGATACATCACTTGTACGTTGTCCGCCTAATAAAAGCCATTCAGCACCTGTTGTTTCGTCGGTGCCAACATTAACATAAACCAAATAATTTTTACCGGCAGTAGGCATTGCAGCCTGTTGCGGTTTATAAAGTTTTTTTGCTGTAGCTGGTTGAGCTGGCATTAGTAGATACCTCCGTTTGTTTCTTCATTCAAATTAATAAGGCGAGCCACAAACCTGTACTGTGTGCCAATCAATGGCCGTACTGAATCATGGTCGCCTACTTTACTTGTACATTTAATATCGATGATTTGATAACAGCTATCTTGCAAGATACACATATTAGGATTTAAACATCCACAATCATCACGCAGCTTAGTCATGATTTTTTCAAGCTTTGTTTCTAGATTTGCTATTAGTTCATATCCAACTGATAGGTCCGGATCATCATTCCGTCCCCAAACTTCAATAAACAATTCCTGTTGCATTTCAGATTGCACAGAGTTGTCTCCTGGCATCGTTTCTCCTCGAATAACCATAATAACTCCATGACTATCAATCTTAGCAGCCTGCGGGCGCATAGCGCCTAATATAACATTAAAATCATATCCGGAGCTAACAATGATATCTTTAATATGTTTCATTAACTCAAACCACATATTACCCCCTATAGATTTCAACAGAACGATATCCTTTGTACTCTGTAGGGTTACCTGTAAGCTGCTCTGGTGTTATTCGCGATTCCAATAACTTAATACGAGCTTCATAGTATTCTAATTTTTTAGAATAAAAGTCATCCGTCGAACCATTACTAGTATAACTTCCTGGTAAAGCATACGACTTATTAACGCAGACTTCTCGATAGACATATGCAAGGACTAATTCATCGATAGTAAAACTACGTATAACTTTATCCTTTGACACACCTAATCTATCCGCAAGTACATATAGCCATTGTTCTGCTTTGGATACAGCGGTCTCTGTTACCTCTTGCGTTAGCAATTCATCCCCTAATAGGTCGGCCATATCTTCAAAATTATATAGCATACAGTACTCCTTATATTTCAAAACTTAGCGTAATCTCATCTTTTACTAGCCCTTGTGCCACATCATCTAGTGCAATACCGGTATATCTGGAAAAAATACTAGTAATATTTGAGACATTATTCTGCAACGCTTCATACAAAAATGGATCTGGGGCAGTCCCAGGGTGAACCACTTTCCTAGCAAATATAAACCCATTACCGCCTTGTGGTACGAATCTCAATATCTTCTTAAAATGCGGCCGAATTACATGTGCTGATGTCCCTGCATGTACAAAAGGGCCGTATTTAGCGACATCACTATCAATAAATACAACCCCTTGCATTCCACTATTAGAAATTCGATAATCAATAGCCTTTTCTAAATTCCCTGTTCTCGAGGTAAATCTATGTTTCTCCTGTGCAGTATCTCGAACTTCAATAGTACT